ATCCTCTTGAGGTGGCTGAGCTCAAGAAGCAACTTGAGATCGCTGACGACGACACGACTCACGACGAGCAACTTGAAAAGACCATTAAAGCCGTCACCGAGCAGTTTGAGCACGATACGGGTCTAAAACTTACCAACGAGACTTGGACTTACACGCTCGATAGGTTCGGTGGCGACTACATTATCATTCCTATTAGGCCAATACAGTCGATTACCTGGATTAAGTACTACGATAGCGCGAATGCTCAGCAAACGCTTCCTACGAGCATATACGCGCTCGACGGGGCAACTGGAACCGTACCTGCTGGCAATAGTCGCATATTGCTTAAGTACAATCAAGATTGGCCGACGACGACCGATAGGTATGATGCTGTCGAGATTAAGTTTGTTACTGGCTACGGCGCTGCTGCAACTGCAGTCCCGCAATCGCTAAAGCAAGCACTTTTACTTTTGGCAGTGTTTTACTTTGAGCATCGAGGCGAGCCTATTACCGAGGCGCTTGCTGGTTATCCTGCTTACGAGCATTTAGTTCGCCGCTTTATTAGGCAAAGCTATCCATGACAAATTACCAAGGTAAGCGGTTTGCCATTGGCTCAATGCGCGACCGGATCGTTATTGAGGAGCCAGACATTACGCTCGATAGCGAAACAGGTCAGCCCATTGCGTCTTGGCAAATCTTTTTGCAAAGCGTTCCTGCTGCTTATCACAGCGTCCGAGGCGGCGAAAACTTTCGTGGTGGTCAAGTGGAAGCCGGCATATCAGCAGTGTTTACCATGCGTTACCAGCAGGATATTTCGCCACAGATGCGAGTTCGTTTTGATGGTGTGATCTACAACATTGCTTTTGTCAGCCCAGTCGTTGGAAGCAAGCGATACTTAGATCTCTATTGCCGAACGGTGAATAACGATGGGATCTAGAAAGCCATTTACACGCATCAACCAGCCCGACTACAAAAAGGGAACGCAGAAGCGTTTTGAGGCTGCGATAGACATTAGCGATCTAACAAAGCTAGTTGAGCAACTGGATGATCTGCCAGTTAGGGTTAGCCGCGATGTTTCTGATGTTCACATTGATCATGCTGCAAGACTAGTTGCCAACGTCTTTCGGTCTAAGATGCCGCAATCAGAACCAGAAGATCGTGCTAAATGGTCTAGGCTACATGCACAAACTCGTAAGTTTGCCAGTTTTCCAAGGACGCGATCAACCATTAACTATGTGATTCGCAAATATGGCAAGTTTGCTGTCACGGCATTTATTGGGCCGGAATATCCACATGGAGCAAAGTCCTACTTTGACTACTACGGCACTACCTCACGCAAAATGTCATTTTGGGCTGTGGACAAGAACGATCCTAAACGTTATCGGGCTAGGCTAAAAGCTAAACGCCGGCTATCGCAGGAAGTGCAAGATGCTACGGATGCTATGGTCAAAAAGATCATGGCAGAGGGCATTGATCGCTCGGTCAAAATGCATATGGAGGGTAACGTAAGTGGCTGACGTTGCATCCGCTGTACGAAGCTTTTTGCTAAACAATACGGGAACAGCGATAACCTCGCTAACATCGACACGAATTTATCCTGATGATTTGCCGCAGGGAGCACAGCTTCCGGCTATTGTTTACAACAAAATATCTACCAACCATGAGCATGTAACTGCTGGTGGCTGGGGCTTAGCGGGATTTGCTACCTGTCGTCTTGAGATGGAATGCTTTAGTAGCACTCGGGCTCAGGCGAATAGTTTGGCAGATTTGCTTAAAAACAATATAATTGGTTCACTTCGAGGTGTTTACGGAGGCATCAATTTTTTTGACGCAACCGTAGGAGCTGGGCAGCGCACTTTTGTGGAACAACCAACGGATGCTAGCGACGAAAAGCGTTATGTTTCGGTGGTCGAGTTTTTGATTTCTTTTTACGATGCCTAGTTTTGATCAAGGAGATTGAGTATGCCAGTTACTGAAACTCATGCAGATACAGGTGCAGGCGCAACGGTGAGCTTTTCGAGCACCACCTTTGCTGCCAAAATCCGCAGCATGAAATTGCCAACTTGGATGGTTGATGACCTCGAAAAGTCAACCTTGGACAACACGACTTACAAGTCGTATGTTCCAAGCGACTTGGTTGAGCCAGGGGAAGTTAGCATCACCTGCTTATTTCCAACGAGCTTGACGCTGCCAACCGTGGCTGCAACGGTTACCGAAACCTGCACCATTACGTTTCCGCTGCGTAAAGTCGCTTCCACGACCACGACCAGCAACGAAACGACTGCAGCTAACCTTGCAGGTACTGGCTACTTCAAGTCGTTCGATTTTCCAACGCTTCAGCTTGGCACTCTGCAAGAAGCTACGTTTGTCTTTAAGTTCGACGGCGGAACTGGGCCAACGTTTAGTAAATCCGCCTAATGAAGGGCTAGTTTATGGTTAAGGTAGAACTAAGGCCTCACAAGGGAGTGATGAACTCCCCGCTGGGGCCAATTGAAGTTGAGCACAACCAGTGGGTCATCATGGCTAATGGCCTTCAGGTTGGGTATATTGGTAAAGACGCTGGATCGCCACTGAATTTCACTTTGGTGCTTCCAGAGTCGACAGCAAAAGAAATTAAGACGGAAGTGTTTAAGCAACTGGGCTGGATCAGTCCTGTTGTTGAGCCACCATCCGATTACGAAGTTGCTGAGCATCTTGGGCAAGTTGAATCAGAAACAGAGGACGATGAATAATGGCTATTTCGAGAGATCAGCTTCTAGCAAAGCGAGCGCGTAGGTATCGAGAGGTTACGCTTAGTTCCGGTGATGTCGCAAGACTTCAGTCACTAACGGAACTTGAGCGATCGGAATACAACATGAGTTTGCTGGACAAAAAAGGCGATGTCAACAAGAAAGCTTTGACGAAAGCAACTCGCATGCTTTTGGTAAAGATGCTTGTTGATGCCGATGGCAACCGCATGTTTTTTGATCATGAGGATGACCTGCTAGCGGACATTGATTCGCTGGATATGGAGATCCTCGGTGATGCCGCGCGCGAGCACATTGGTTTTACTCGCAAAGAAGAATCTCTCGAAAAAAAGTCAGATTCTGCAGACGAACCCGAGTAGCGGCCGAAGTCTGTTTGCGGATTGGTGAGCCTGATGTAATAGGATGGATGGCATCTGTAGATTCTCATGTATTGGATTTTTGGGAACGCTACGATGCCATTTTTCCTTTATCAAGCCACGATGAAAGATGGATACAGCATGGCGTACTGTGTTCAATGATCTCAAACTTTCAAAGTTTGTACGCTGCTTCCAAAGGGGCCAAAATGGAAGCGTTGACGGTGAACAGGTTTATTCCTGAGCGACTGCAAGAGCAAGAGCAGCAAAAAGCTGTGCAGTCTGCAGAAGAAATATCTAAAACGCTTGAAGCGAGGTTTGGCCTTAGATGACCAAGGTAATCACCTACAACAACATTCAGTTGAGCTTTCAGGCAGATACCTCTGGCATTAAGAGCAGCAAATCTGAACTCGCTCAGTTAACGAGAGAAGTTAACTCGCACCGTACTAATCTTGAAAAGTACATGCGGAAGCTTGAAGTAATTGATCAGCTTGAAAAGAAGGGTGGTCAAACTAAGCAATTTCTTGATGACCGCATCCGCGCTGCAACAAGAACATTTATTGAAGCTGAGCAAAAAGCCGGCAGCTATGGCAAAGCTTTAGTAAATGTATATGACTTAGTTCCAAGTTTAAGCAAAGAAGTCGCTAATCTAGCTCAAAGCTATCAAAAGCAAATTAACACTGAAAAAGAAGCGGCTGCACTTGAGCAAAAAAAAGCTAATCGCAGAGAAGAAATAATTAACTGGCTTAAGCGATGGAAAGCGAATGAAGATGAAATAACTGCGACAAATAAGCGGCGAGAAAAGCAAATACTTTCTGCTTATGTGAAAGAGCAGATTGCCGCATCAAAGCTCGAAGAAAAGCAAAAAGCAATTGCAGCGTCGATGCCTTTTCCTCCAGAGATTATGGAGAAAATGCGAGCTCAGCAGGAAGAAACTAGGAAAAACACAAGAAAGACATTGCAGGTTGAAAAGCAGATAGCTGAAGAACGGGCAAGAGTTGCAAAAGAAGCTAGAAAACTTGAACGGCAAGAATATGTTGGCATTCATAAAGAACAGGTTGCTATTGCTAATGCAATGAAAGATCATTTGCAAGAATTGCAAATGGCAATTGAAAGACGCAAGCAACTTTCGGCAGCGATGCCATTTCCTGAAGATATCTTGCAGCAGGCTCGCCAAAATGCGGTTCGCCAAAGAGAGATTGAATTACAAAACGAAAAAAATAGAAAAGCATACAGAAAACTTGAGCGAGAAGAAGCCGTTGCCGCTGCAGATCGCGAAAGAAAAATAGCAGCAGAAATGCTTGATGGAATTAATGAAATTCTTGCAAAAGCAAAAGAAAGAAAAGCAGTAGAAATCGGAATAGCTGAAGACCTAATACGTTTAGGTCGAGAAAGAGCAATAGAAAACAAAAAACTTGCTGCTGAAGAAATAGCTCATCAAAAAATAATTGAGCAACTGAAGACTTCATTTCGCCGCAGGGAAGTGCAGGAATACGTTGATGAGCAATTGCGTATTCAGCAGATGGAAATCGATTTTGAAAACAAGATGGAGTCGTTGCGACGAGCTGCAAGACGCAGAGAGGTCGATGAGTATGTCCAAGGTGTTTTAGAAGAACAAGCTGCGGAAAGACGTTTGCAGCAAGAGATAGAGCGGCTAAAACAATCTGCAAGAGCCAGAGAGCGGAAAGCTTATGTCGATGCGTTTGAAGCTAATAAAAAACTTCAAAGCATGGTAATTCAGCCACAGCAGCACGCTTTGCTTGAACAAATTAGGCTTCAGGAGCAGCAAAATGCCCTAATTGCCCGCCGGATGAACATGTATCGCCAAATGCCGAGTTTGATGGCAAGGGGAACTCCTGGCGGAGGTTTTGGGCAACAAGCCATGCAAGGACTAAGCATGGCAGGCATTCCTGGCACGCAGCTTCTAGGTATGGGAGCCATTGGCGCTAGTATTTATGCCGGCTCAAAGCTAATTCTCGAATCAGTCAAAGCATACGCAAGATTGCGGGATAACCTTGTCCTTCTGGAAGTGCAATTTAAGAGTACCGAAAAAGCAGCCATTGCATTTAATCAAATTAGGCAACTTGCCGCTGAATCTCCGCTGGAGTCTGCCGACTTGTTGCGAGCAGCAAAGATGCTTGCTCAATATGGTGTAGCTGCGGAAGATGTCACGCCAACACTTAGGAGGCTTGCTGAAATATCCTCTGGCAATGCTATGCAACTTGAAGGACTTGCAAGAGCCTATGCACAGGTTAGGGGAGCCGGCCGCTTGATGGGGCAAGAGCTTCTCCAATTAACGAATGCTGGATTTAATCCACTACGCGAAATTACAAGAATGACTGGCGTAGAAATGATGCAACTACGCAAAATGATGGAGCAGGGACTGTTGACGTTTAAAGATTTTGATGACGCAGTGTATACATCAACCAGCACTTTACACAAAGGTCAATTTGCTGGACAGATGACAAAGCAAGCTGAAGAATTGTCAGCTCAATTCAACGCCTTCAGCGATGCGTTAACCCAGGTTGGTGAGCAAATAGGATCGATGCTCGCACCTTACATCAAAATGTTTTTGAAAGATGTTACAGAAAACTTGCGGGCATTTGCTAAGGCTCTTCAAATATTGACGCAAATGGCAGACTATACAAATAAGATTTTTTTTGATAGAGACAAGTGGTTGCAAGAATCAACTGCATTATTAGTTAATTTTGCTACAACTTATGCTTCGGTCATGACCGACATTCCTGGAATTCAAAGACAAGAAGTTCAAGTCATAAAAGAAAAGCGAACACTTTTTGACAACATATTAAAGAGACAAGAAGAGTCTAGAAGACTTATTGAGATGGAAAAGCTTAAGCAGCAAGAGGCTGTTCAGGAGCAAATTGACGGCCTCAAGATGATGAAGGATGCTCAGGAAGCATACCTAAAGGCTACGATGTCGACAGCCGACTATGAAAAGCTTCAAGCTAAACGAAAAGTGGACGATTTCCGCAAAGAAGCTGAGTTAATGGCAAAGCTTAAGTCAGATCAAGCATGGATGACAAGAACGGCGAGAAGTGGAAGCTATGAGCAGATGTCGCGACCCTTTTTTGCTCAAGCAGAAAAAGACATCAAAGAATTTGAAAAGTTAATGACTCAAACGCCGCTACTTGAAGAAGCAAAAGCAATCAAGCAAGGTTTGTTCAAAGCTGCAAATCCGCAAGCTCAAATGATGGAACAGGCTCAGCGCATAGCTGACATGATCAATGGTGGCATGCTTACCATGCAGCAGGGAAGTGCTGAACTTGCTCGAGTCATGCAAGAAAACACCAACGCTACTCAGCAGCAGTCTTACGATTTGCCGAGAACATTGCAAGCTGGGACGGTTGAAGCCTATCAAGCCATGTTTGGTCGCGACAATACAGCAAAACTTCAACTGGCAGAGCAAAAACGCCAAGTAGCCGAGCAACAAAAAGCAAATGGGCTGCTTAATGATTTACTCAACAAGAATCCCATAAAGGCGATGAACTGATGCCAACAATTATTGGACAGCGTCGACAGCGATCCGCCGAGATCGTTAGTAACGATGGCAAGATTGATTATTCAACAACGCTGCTTTATATCGTCTACGATGACCAAGGAGGTGCTAGTGAAGCGCAAATTTTATTAACTCCTGGACTGCCGGTAACGAACGAGCCTATCAGCCTACCGGGTGTTCCATACCAGTGCGCTTGCAAAAGCAAGAAATGCGATCAGTGGGAAAGTAATGCTCGGTACTGGAATGTTACTTGTGAAATCGTAAACACAGAAATTTCTGTTTGGATTCCTCCCACAGGCGGTGGTGGTGGAGGTGGTGGTAGCGGTGGGTCGGGCGGCGGCGAAAACGACAGTGACGATCCAGAAAGCTGGACACCACAGGTTACGCTATCCTTTGAGCAAGAAGAAGAGGCTCTTTTAAGTGATGTCTACGGTTATGCGATTGTTAACACAGCGGAGAGGCGCTATGCCCAGCCGCTTATTCGCAAGCGACTTATTCCAACGTGGAAGTTTACGCAGTACGAGCCAATATCGCTCACAATTGATGAGCTAATGGCTCGGCATGAAACCGTCAATTCTACCGAGTACAAGGACAAGCCGATCGGGACATGGATGCTACTAGTCGATGGATGCGATAGTGGGATCCGCAATGGCAAGAAGGTCTGGAAGGTATCGTATTGCCTAAAGTACCGGAGTCGAACTTGGAATCAGGTTTATTTCCGAGACTCCACAGGCGCTGTCGTTGCTGCATCACCGAATTCACAAACTGGCTGGCAACCAGTGCTAATGCAAATTGATTCGCACGACAAAAATTTGAATCCGCTTTTAGATAAGAAGAAAAACTACACTGAAGATTTTTTGAACGCAAACGGAACTCAGTTGTATAATCGCGATAACAACGAAAACGGCCCTCCTATCTTTTTGCTGCATACCATTTACCCTGCAATTGACTTCAAATTCCTAAGGATTTAACTATGGCAAACGAAATAAGTGCAACCATTGGCCTGTCATGCACCAACGGCAACTTAAGCTTCAACAAGCAATACAGCATTCGGGCCGACCAAACAACGGCTGGCGCAGGTAATCCTGGCACGATATCTGTGAGCACGACAGAAGCTACAGTCAGCTTTGGAAGCATATCTGCGCCACGCTGGACGCTATTTCGCAACGTTGGAACAAACCCTGTGAACCTAGGAGCCGGCACAGCACTTGTCAGTTTTGCTCAGCTTAAAGCGGGTGAAGCAATGGTTGTACCTCTTGTTCCAAGTATCACTTTGAGAGTACAAACAACTACAGGTACAACCCGGCTGCAAGTTGAAGCTCTTGAAACCTAAGGCTAACCATGGCTGAGCAAGTATACGGTTTTTACAAAGATGTTGCTAAGCAACTTCGCGATTTAGTGCGTGGAGGTGGCGACTCCGTTGGGTCGCCTAATCTGCCGCCAAATCAAAGGTACATAGCAATTGCTTTAACAAATTCTGCTATTTCAGGAAGAAGCGGCACAACCTGCGGAACTGGTACAGTAACGCTTTGTGAAATAGGTTCGACGGGGGGAATTACAACAACATCCATCACTGAAACAGCAATAAACATTTCTTGCGATGAAGTTCCTGCGGATGCGTATTTAAAAATAACAAAAGAATATATTGGTGGTCAGTGGGTGATTGATCAAGCTTACATAACAAATCTTCGTCTTGATGGATCAAATTTGCAGTATAGAAAAAATTGCACTTGGACAACCTGGACGACAGGAACGGATTGCCCAGAGTAATTTATGGCGATACAGCTTCTTAGCGATAATATTTTAATAAGAGATGGTGCAATTGCAACCAATAGCGATTGTTGCTGCACGCCACCCTGCTTGCCTTGTACTGATATCTGTCGCACCTGTTTGTACAACAGTTGCAATCAATGCCTCAAAATTGATTACGTCACAATCGATATAGACGGCGTTGCTACTCCAGAAAATTCCAAGATAAGCACCTGCAATTGCGAAAACATAAATGTCACATTTACGGTAGATGTGGACAGCAAGGATTGCTGCTCACCAACATCCGCAACACTTCTTGACTGCCAGTGGTATACGAATCCGTATTTTCCCGCTCAAAATAAATACAAAGTGTTTGGTCAAGGAAGATGGGGTTTTGCGCAAAACACGGCTACATTTACGCAAGGCACTTTTTCTTTTCCATTTGATTTGCAGGGGATCTGTCTTCCGATATCTAGGCCTGACTATACAAGAATTTGTAATGACTTTACTTTTCACAAAGGCCATTACGTTCTATTCAATTTCACGTTAAGCGATTGGTTTCTCGGCAACCCAGACAATAATCTTTTCTTCTTTCAAAAATACACCTATGCGTTTTCATTTGACAATAAAGCAATATCGCCAGCTAATTGCCCACCAGATCAGTTTTTAGCAGACTGCACTCTGCTTGAGGGTGGTGAAATGACTTTATTGCTAAAAGAGAATTGGTGGGGCTTGCAAGGAAATTGCGACGATGGCGTAGATCATTGTCTCTTTGAAAATGCTGTGTTAACCGTAAACACGCCAATTCTTTATCCCTTAGAAACTTGTTAGCATGGAAACATACGTTTGTCCTAAATGCGGCAAAAGTATTTTTGTGAGCAGTCTGCACAGAACGATTATCTGCTCATGTGGCAACGCTTCAGCCGGAAATAGTTTAGCATCAATTAGCGATCAACTATCCTGCATCCATAGAGGCCAAGTGCTTGGTGACCTTGACTGCGGCTGTGCGGGCAAACCAAAAGTCTACGCCTGTAACATTCACGGCAAATGTGCTATCCGCAAAATGAAGCCTGGAGATTTTGGTGTTGTTTACTGCAATGGATGTGATGACATCAGTCTTTACAGGCAAGGTCGTGTTGGTTTAGCGCTGTCGGTGTTCAATAAGATAGGTGGCGTAGAAACTTGGGCCAATGCCATTGCAGGTCATGTTGCTGGTATTACTGGCATCGCAACCTCAGGTGCTCCACATGGCAAACCAGCTGTACCGATACATCAAGGAAGTGAAGCGCTCGATGATCTTTGCAAAACGTCGAAGAATATCTTTGCTTGGGGCTGCACCGACGACTTAGCTGAGTCGTATAGGCTATACCCAGGCGCAAATCTTGTTGCCGTTCACCACGGTAGCCTTGCATCCTCCTGGGGCAATGATGTTTTTAAGAGGCAACTTGAGTTTTGCAGAAGCGGAGTTGCGGTCAACCGCGATGTCGCTAATCGTTTTGGTGTGCGGTTTATCCGCAATCCTGTAGATCCTGCTCGGTCTGATCCTCAGGGCGATATGCCAGAGCAATTAAGGCTACTTAGCGATCACAAGATCGTGCTATGGAACCATAGACCGAGCGCAGAGAAGCGACCAAGCCTTGCGCAAGAGATAGCAGAACTGCTACCAAATGGCTGGAAAATGCTCTTTACTGGCGATAATAGAATCATTTCGACACCAAAGCTAATCAATATCGGACAAATTGGACATCCAGGGCATTATTTAAGCCGATGCTCAGTCTTTTTGTCGACGGCCGAT